GTCAGGCCCTAACCATCCACTCATGAGTGTTTTCCTTTCCAGATACGCTGGTAAAGACTCATATTGTTTGGCACAGAAGTACACCATGGCTCCTAAATAGGAATCATGTATTAGGCCCGTTCTCTGCATCGCTTGAAAAGGTGCAGGATGAACGTATATATCTTCTGTTTGGGCATTTAAATGTGGCACCGTATGCAACTCGTTTTTATCCAAGTAGTAATATCCTGTAGAGGAGAAAGGTCCGAATTCTCCGCAGGATAGGTGCCCGCGCCACCACACTTCTAATTGAGGCAAGAAGGTTAACTCTTCAATGAAGGTTGTAACAGTCATTTCGTGAATAAGGTATATATCCCCTAAATACAAAATAACCTGTGGTTTGCCGGTGCAATAATCGCGCAACCAGGCAAGCAAAGTATTCGCATCGTTTATGTTCACGAGGTCTGGTTTAGCCTCTAGTGTATCATAACTTGACATGAATAATTGCTGACGCGTTTGATCTTTAGATCCATAGCATTGTGTAGTTGTTACATAAGTAACTTCAGACACGTTGTGTTTGGTAAAGAACGTCAAATCTCTATTAGCAGGGAAGAGCACTACAAGGGGTACTTTGCGTTTCTTTATCTCTACTCCTAATCTTTCGATGAGTTGAGAACGGAAATTGGCGGAGACAAAATGAGGATTATCATTAAGTGTCACGTCTTCACTGCGTTTTAAGAGACATTCCAAGCGCGGACGACCGGTATCGGCTACGTCGGCTGGAAGTTGGACCCTTATATCATCCACTCTAGGATAAGTTGGACGATAAGGGGCTGTGGCCGCCACTAAGACCCTGGCGGGTGGTGCTATACCATCTCCTCCGTCATTAACCTCTAAAGGTTCATCTGGAGTACCATTCCTGTCATCAGCTTCAGCATCTTGATCAGGTTTCCTTTTGCTTCTCCTTCGTGTTCGTTTACGTTTCCCGTCTGGCTTGTCCCTTTCACCTACGCAATTAAGCGCATTGGCCGGGTCAGCAACTGGTTTCTTTTCCGAATTGTCCACACAGAGATCTTCTTCCTTTTTACAAGGTTTTTCCCTTTCCTTGTTCTCAGAACCTAGCTTAACAGCGGTCTGATCTTGGGGAATGGGGAGTTCATCTGAGTTTTCCTTCAATCCTTTCTCTTCCTCCAGGGGAGGTTTTTCCGCTGCTTCCGAAGACTCGTGTGAGCCTACATTCTGCAGGGGGGTCTGTGACTGAAGTTGCATCGGAATTTCTGATTTGTCCACACAGAGATCTTCTCCCTCTTTACGAGGTTTTTCCCTTTCCTTGTCCTCAGACTCTAACCTAATAGCGGTCTGATCTTGGGGAATGGGGAGTTCATCTGTGCTTTCCTTCAATCCTTTCTCTTCCTCCGGGGGAGGTTTTTCCGCTGCTTCCGAAGACTCATGTGAGCCTACATTCTGCAGGGGGGTTAGTGATTGAAGTTGCATCGGAAATACAACTGGTTGAATATCCTTATTATTCAACTCGATCGGATCATTCATAGTAGAAGATAACGATCTTATTACGGGTTGGTCCTCGTTTCCCTTCGCTAAATTAGATTCAGCTGGGGTATGCACTGGCTTCTGATCTGCACCACCAAGTCCTTTCGAAAAAGGAACTCGAGGTCGATTTTTAGAGCTACTGGCCCCTGTGGAATTTACAGGGTGAGGAGAACTGGAAGGACTAACTTTGATTGACTCAAGCATCACTGAAATTTTAGTTGGATCAAATGGATCGCTTTCTAAAATTATTTGGGGCGAATTATCGGAGTTAGGCGGATTTTTAACGAGGTTAGATTGAGCTAAGCCTCGATGATATTGCGAACAATATTTGGGTCCTTGGTGAAAATT